CTTCGTGTCTCAAAACACTGACGGATTGCAAGGCTCACTTTGGTGCCACAGCTGAGTTACCATTCGGGTCTTTTCCAGGTATCGGGACATACATCGGATGACCTGGCGCACTACAGCACTTGAGCACGCCAAGACCGAGCACCCCCGCGAGGCGTGCGGGTTGGTGGTCATCGTCAAAGGCCGTGAGCTGTATTGGCCCTGCCGCAATCTGAGCACCGGCAACGATCAGTTCATCCTCGACCCCGATGATTACGCCGCCGCAGAAGACAGGGGCGAAATTTTTGCAGTGGTGCATTCGCACCCCATGACCCCACCTACACCCAGCCAACCGGACCTGATGGGTTGTGAGGTCAGCGGTCTGCCGTGGTACATCGTCAACCCCAAGACCGAATCATGGGGTGAGTGCCGGCCATCCGGCTACCGCGCTCCCCTTATCGGCAGGCAATGGACTTGGGGCATCAGCGATTGCTGGACCTTGGCCCGCGATTGGTACACCGAGCATGGTCTGCGCTTGCGCGACTGGGATCGTCCACTGACGCCGGAGCATTTTGAAGCCACTCCAATGTTTGACGACTGCTGGCGTGAGGCCGGATTCTGTGAACTCGAGGAAGAGGACGCACTACAAAAAGGCGACTTTCTACTGATGAACATTAGTGGTTCTGGCTTAAACCACTGCGGCGTGTACATCGGCGACGGCATGGTGCTGCATCACATCCGTGGACGGCTCAGTAGCCGCGACCTTTATGGCGGAGGTGGATGGCTGCAAAAATGCACAGGCCGTCGATTGCGGCACCCGAACTTCGTTACCATGGGTGGAGGCTGAGTAGGGCGATGCTGCGTAAAATCCGCGTTTATGGCCAACTTGCCAAGTTCCTAGGGCAGCGCATCTTTGAAGCGGATGTCAGCAGCGCAGCCGAAGCAATCTGTTTTCTGGTGACCAATTTTCCACAGCTGGAACGCCACATGGCCGATCAGCACTATCGGGTAAGTGTGGGCAGTTATGACCTAACCATGGATGAGCTGCACGATCCGTCAGGCCAACAGGAAATCAAAGTAGTGCCCGTAATGGTTGGTGCCGGAGGCGGCACGGGGAAAATTTTGGCTGGCATTGGTTTGATTGCCTTGTCTTTTCTTCTGCCGGGAGCTGGTGTTTTTGGTACGTTTAGTGTTTTTGGGCAAGCAGCAACTGCTGGTGGAATCTTGACCGGTATCGGCACTGCGGCAAGCATTATCGGTGCCACCTTGGTACTTGGCGGTGTATCGCAGCTGTTAACACCGGTTCCAAAAGTCAATCAGATTACCAGCGGAACTGCTGCAAACACTGACCAGGATCCACGCAAGTCCTACAGCTTCTCGGGCGTTCAGCAAACGTCACGGCAGGGCGTGCCGGTCCCAATTTGTTATGGGGAAACGCTGGTGGGGTCGGTGGTGATTTCGGCAGGTATTGACACAGTGCAGGTGTATAGCTGATGGCCCGCATCTACGGCGCTGGCGGCGGTGGTGGCAAAGGCGGCGGCGGCGGCGGCGGCGGTGGAGCACAGGCGCAGCCCGTACCACGCACGCCTGTCACAGAACCCGACAGCCTTAATTCCAAGCAGTACGCGCAAGTCCTTGACCTACTCAGCGAAGGCGAAATCGAAGGGCTTAAAAACGGCCATCAGTCAATTTTTCTTGACAACACACCTTTACAGAGCTCCAGCGGCACCTACAACTTTCAAAACGTAACTATTGCCACGCGCAACGGCACTCAAAATCAAGCGTACATCCCTGGAACCACCGACATTGAAGACGAAAAACCTGTTGGCGTTGAAGTGCAATACGGCGCCCCTGTCGTCAAAACAATTAGCGATCCACTGGTAAACGCAGTTCGAGTTACCATTACAGTCCCACAATTGCAGACCTTCACAGACGAAGGTGACGTATACGGCTCCCAAGTTGGCCTGCGTATCTACGTCAACTACAATGGGGGCGGCGACACGCTAGTCATAACTGACACCATCGTCGGGCGCACTGCTGATGCATACCAACGCGATTATCTAGTCAATCTTAATCCCATCTATCCACTCACAATCAAAGTAGAGCGGGACAGGCCAGACAGTACAAACACAAAAGTCATCAACGCATTCAACTGGACTTCGTACACAGAGATTATCTACGCAAAGCTCAAATACCCAAACAGTGCATTGGTTTGGTTGCGTATTGATGCTGAACAGTTCAACAGTATTCCTTCACGCTCCTACCTAATTCGCGGCATAAAAGTACGCATCCCCAGCAATGCCACAGTCGATACCACCAACGGCAGGTTGATATACGCAGGCGTTTGGGATGGTACTTTTGGCGCCGCCCAGTGGTGTAGCGACCCGGCGTGGATTTTATGGGACTTGCTCACATCTCGCTACGGGTTTGGTGATCATATCCTTACTGATGCAGAAAAAACTAGCTTTAATGGCAATGCCAGTAGGCTAAATAAGTTTGCCTTTTACGCTGCTAGCCAATACTGCTCCACGCTGGTGCCTGATGGTTTTGGCGGACAAGAGCCCCGCTTCTCCTGCAACGTTAATATCCAAACCGCAGAAGATGCGTACAAACTTATCAATGACATGTGCAGCGTTATGCGCTGTATGCCTTTCTGGAGCACTGGCGCGTTAACTATCAGTCAAGATAGGCCTGCAGATACTGCTTACCTATTTACGCTGGCAAACGTCACCGAAGAAGGTTTTACTTATCAAGGCGCTAGCCGCAAAACACGACCTAATGTATGCGTCGTAAGTTACCTTGACCTCAATAGCCGTGACATCGCTTACGAGGTAGTCGAGGACGCGGAAGCTATTCAGAAGTACGGGGCTGTAAGAACTGAAATCAGTGCTTTTGCCTGTACCAGTCGTGGTCAGGCTTACCGCATTGGTGAGTGGCTTCTGTACTCTGAACGCTACGAAGGTGAAATTATCAGTTTTACTGCGTCCATCGAAGCCGGTGTATTAGTGCGCCCTGGGCAAATTATCGAAGTAGCAGATCCTGTAAAAGCTGACGCCCGTCGTGGTGGTCGTATCTCTGCTGCAACGCCCACTGCCATCACCGTCGATGATGCCACGGGCCTAACGGTGCCAGGATCTGATCTATCAGTCATCCTGCCTAACGGTAGTGTCGAGACACGCAGCATCGCAGGCATTGCAGGCAACGTCATTACAGTCGGCACTGCTTTTTCATCGGCACCTAATTCCAACAGCGTCTGGGTTTACCAGACAAACGATATCCAAACGTCAACTTGGCGAGTGCTAAGTGTACAAGAGCAAGACGGTACTACCTATGCCATCAGCGCCGTTGCCTACAACGCCAGCAAGTATGACTACATAGAGCGTGGCACTGCACTAGAGCAGCGTGACATCACCAACTTAAACGAGCCTGCCGGTTCACCCCAGGCGATGACATTCCGCGAAGTCCTTTACGAAGAAGCGGGCCAAGTTCTTTGCAAGCTGATCATCAGCTGGTTGGCACCTGTCAACGAACGCGGAAAAGTAAGTGCGGTCAACTATCGAGTGCAGTGGCGTAGACAAGACGGCAACTGGACACAGGACACAGTCACTACGCAGGAGTACGTCATCTATGACACCGCACCAGGCAATTACCAAGTTATTGTTTACGGACTGAATGCCGGAGGATTCCCCTCTGCAGTAGCAGCCCGCTTAGATGTATCCGCACGCGGCAAACTAATTGAACCGGCTGGCGTACAAAACCTCACCCTTGAGCAGATCAGCGCCAATTCAGCCCGATTGCGCTGGGACGCTACGACTGACCTCGACGTAAAAGTGGGTGGCCGTGTCCACATTCGCCACACCAGCGTCGTAGACGGCACTGGCACATGGGCCAACTCACAGGATCTCATTCCTGCAGTGCCTGGCTACAGCACTGAGGCAATTGTGCCAATGGTTGAAGGCGAATATATCGTCAAATTTGAAGACAGCAGCGGCAAGCAGAGTCTTGCCGAGGCCAGCGTCATTGTTGACCTTCCTGATCCACTCAGCGCATTACTTGTCATCGACAGGCGTGAGGACACAACCGTTCCACCATTTCTAGGTGAAAGTACAAATCTTTTCTATAGTGCTGCGTACCAAGCTTTGACGCTCGGCGGCACGGCATTATTTGATACTATTCCAGATTTCAACTTACTTGCAGACTTAGACTACTACGGCGATACTGCAACAACTGGCACATACGTCTTTAATGACATCCTAGATCTTGGGGCTAAATACTCACTAGACATTCGTCGTCATCTTGTTGGTGGCGGTTTCTACCCGTCTGACCTGATCGACGCACGAACCGAACTCATTGATACGTGGACAAACTTTGAAAGTGCCGTGGCAGGTCAGGCGAACTCCAAGATCTGCGTGCGCACCACCGACGATGACCCGACTGGATCGCCAACGTGGAGTAATTACCAAGAGTTCGGCAACGGTACTTTCACAGCACGCGCATTCCAGTTCAAGCTCGACGCCTCAATGTTTGATCCGGCACAAGCGTATGCCTGTTACGAACTGGGCTACAAGGCATCCTTCCAGCGCCGCATCGAAAGCTCCATAGTTGCAGTGCAGAGCGGAGCGGGCACCAAGAGCATCACCTTTGACAACCCCTACTGGACCGGCACAGCTGTGCTGGGCGGAGTTAACACCGTTCTACCGTCCATCGGCATTACCGCTCAAAACCTGCAATCCGGCGACTACTTCAACGTAACCAACGTCACTAAAAACGGCTTCGACGTGACCTTCCGCAACAGTGGCGGAACCGCAGTAGATCGACTGTTTGCATGGTCGGCGTTAGGATACGGCAAAGGCGCGTAGTTCATGGCCACCTACGACTGGACTGGTACAGACGTAATCCCTAACGGGAATGGCTCGGCTGTACGCGCAGACCTGAACGATGCCTTCTTGGCGCTGTTCTCACAAAACAGCAGCGCGACCGCACCACCAGAAACAGTCGCCTACATGCCGTGGGCGGATACCTCAACAGGGCTTTACAAAATCCGCAACGGTGCCAACAGCGGCTGGATCACGCTGTATCAGCTCGATGGTGAGTGGACAAGCATTGCCTTGGAAAACGGCACGGCTGCTGCACCGTCGCTGTACTTCAAGGACAGCGGTACCGATACCGGCGTCTATAGCCCTGGCACTGACCAAGTAGCCATTACCACCGCGGGCGTCCAGCGCGTCAACTTCCTCGGCTCCACCGAGGTGGTGTTCAACGATGGCGGCGCTGACGTTGACCTCAGGATTGAGGGCGATACCAAGCCCAATCTATTCAAAGTAGATGCAGGAACAGATACGGTCAGCGTTGATGGCACATTTACTGCTTTAGGAGTATCCACCCTTAACGGTGGTTCAGGGCTGCTTAACCGCGGCACTATGCAGAATCCCAATGCTCCTGTCTTTACACCCACAACAGTAGAATTTCTCGGCATACCCACTTGGGCTAAGCGTGTAACTTTAGTGTTTAGAACCATGAGCTGTTCTAGTTCGGATCATTTTCTGGTTCAGCTAGGCACTTCATACGGTTTTGAGGTCATCAATTACATTGGCAATACAAATATATTACTAGGTGGTTCATCAAGCGCTGGCTTAACTAGTGGGCTTGGCGCTATTATGTGGGGAGGAGGAACCGCAAACAGTATATCAGGTTCCGTCGTTGCACACAACATAGGTGGCAATCTTTGGGTAATTACCGGGCAGTATATGTTTGACAATATCGCAGGGTACACATGCTGGACAACGGCTCAGATATTACTAGCTAACCCACTTACATCCATTCGCCTTGCCCTAACAGCAGCAGGTACTTTTGACGCTGGCAACATCAACGTTTTCTACGAGGGCTGAACCATGTATCGCGCTGTTATCAACGTCCAAACTGGCGAACAGGAAACCATTCCGCTGACTGCCGAAGAGATCGCTGAGATTGAAGCACGTCCACA